ACCCTCCCATGCCCCCTCAGATCGTGTATATTAAAGGAGTGGAAGGGAAGCACACCTGACACACTCTAAACACTCTCTAATCGCCTCTCATGCGTAAGATCGAATCTCAAATGGTTGCTGCTATCAACAACCAAATCGATTGGCAATCTTCCAACACTTCTGTTCACTTTGACGACAATACTAACACCTCTGTGGTACGTCTCCACGGCAACAAGATTGCTGAGGTTACTGATAACGACATGACCATCTTTGATGGCGGTTGGCAGACAACTACCACCAAAAGTCGTCTCAATGCACTTATCAATGAGTTCTGCAATGGTGTGACTGATGGTGTATTTCAGAAGAACTATCAGTGGTTCATTATGGATAACAAAGAAGTGAAAGAGTTCGCAAACGGTTATACTTTCGCTTGACAATCTGAGAGTCCTAAGTTATACTGGGGGCAGTTAAATTAGCCCCCTTAAATATAAAAAACGGCCACTACCCTAACCTACAAAGGTTCCCAGACGCCTTAGATATTATTCAATAATTTGTTACACCCCATCTAAAAAAATTTTCGAGGTAAAAAATGGACTCTAAAACCCGCGTAGAGAGGCAGGAGACACGAGTGTGGGCAATTGAGCAATTACTGAGGCAGGAGGGGTTTCTAGACCCTCGTATGTACGAGTGTGCAGACTATTATGCATCTGCATATGCTTCTCAAGTTGTAGAAGATCTATATACACTATGGGTTGAGTGGAAAGCAGAACATCCGTCAGACAACCCCCAGGTAAATAATCGCATGTAGTAGGTATGTCCCATAGATTCACAACAAGACTGGAAGAGGATGATTTCGGTGATTTAATCCTTACTATTCCTTATGAAGTATGTGAAGAGTTGGGTTGGGACATCGGAGCAGAATTAGAGTATGATATCACTGAAGACGGTACTGCATTTACATTGAGGAAAGCAAACGATGAGTGAAAATGATGTTGAACTTTATCTTGAAGATAATGAAACAGCACACAAGATGATTAATGAGTGTTTGATGAAGATTGCAAATAGACTCAAAGATATTGAAGGGGCAGTTGCCGAGATACCCACACCAGATAAGACTTATTACCGTCCTAAAGGTGATGAAGAGTATTTGACATTATCACAGAATCTTGATAAAATTTACGAAAGGTTAGAAAGATTAGAAAATGGGATGCAAAACTAATTTTCTTGAAGATGGTAGCAGTGACTTAGGCATTTGTGGACAGGATGAGCATTGCGGTCGTTCTTTACCTCAGAGTGTCAATAATACTTACGGAGTACCTATTGAGTTTAAGGAATACCCTGTAGCACCATTTCGTGCGATTAGTGGATTTTATATAGATGGACGGGAAGACAATGCAGTAATGTATCCGCATATCGTAGTCCCATACACCTCAGGCAAAGCATCATCTGGTATGATGGGGGGTGCAACGGATGGTGGTGCAACTGGTTCAGTCTCCAACTGCGGTAAGGTGCGGAATGTATCTTGTGGTGGCAGTGGATTCCTTGCCAAAGACTTCGTGATGGATTACTTTCCTGATGAATTGTCTTTCGATTATCAGGTAGGTGAAAGTTGGATATCATATCTGTACGATACATCTCGTTTCGGCGGCGTGGCGGGGCATCCACAGTATTACATTCAAATCTGTGATAGAACGAATACCACAACGACCCCAGGAACTCCCTCATCAGGCACAGAAGGGCAACCTGGTTATGACCCTGGAACACCTGCTTCATCGTCGTCTGAGACCACATCGGAAACCACATGTATCCCATGTACCACTGCAGAATGTAGCGCGGTGAAAACCACATTACGCTACACTGCACCTGAACCTCTTACTAATGATTCTGATTGTCCATTACCAGAACTGTTTGCTATTGGTACGGACAGCAATAAGATTATGTTCGAGTACACCGCTTTTTCCACACAGTTGCCAGATGGTGTAACGGACTTTTCGGTATCCTACGATGGTGTTACCTACGCTGATGCGTATGATCAGGAATATCAAGCGGGGCGCATCTACATTTCTAGTCAAAACCCATGGGTTCAGGGTGATGAATCATTTGGTGATTTTGAAGTATATGATAATATCTTTATTAGTGAAACTAAAACAGGTTTTCGAGTAAAGTTTAGAATCAAACCTGTATTTGATGATAGTGTGTCGCCTACTATCTTTACTGGTACACACTGGGAAGTAATGGAATTGTTGAACCCTGGGACGGGTTATGTAGTTGGAGATACCTTTCAACTTGATTATGATGTTGTTCTGGCAGATACTACAACTACTACTCTTACATTAAATCTTAAAGTTACTGGCGTGGGACCATTCACCACAACTAATGCAAACAAAAGTGATGTTTTAAGAACAGGTGACACTCTAAATGGTCATAGTATTCTTAGAGTCTTCCATACTACACTAGAATCCGATTCGGATTTTCCGTATCATGTAGCGTATATTGATAAAACTGGTAGTAATTTTGCAAAAGATACTGACTATACGTCAAGTAGAAATCATACAATTAAGGTAAAAGCAGGATATGGTATTGCTGATAGAGCAGCATTGATTGGTAGATATGAATTTACTGACAAATCATATCAATATGTTACAACTAGTCGAGATACAAATAGTCCCGATGTGTTCAATGTTGTTAAAATGCCTCAAGCAACTGCAACATTGACAAACGGTGTAGTTACTGGGTTTACTATTGAGGACCCTGGTGCAAATTTAACACGTCAGTATTTGGGTGGAGACCCAGTTCTTATTATCAGTCCACCTGGAGGTGGTGATTTTAACGAATTCAATGAATTTGTACAAGCAGGTAAATCTGCACAGATTGAAGGTAATTTCTCTGGTGGGCAATTACAAAGCATTACTATCCTCAATGGTGGTAGTTTGTATGATGAAGATGACCCTCCCAGAGTTTCAATCTTTAATACTTTTAGAGAAGAAACTAATATCATTGATAATCCCACATACGACAGAAATTCTCTTCCCCGTGCAACACTTCATATGGATGCTTATCCAGTTGATGTGGACAATGAAACCAGACAGAATCTTCTTGATTCTTCTGATGCTACTCCAAAAAAACTTGATGTATCTGCGGGTAAAGAGAATCTTGAAATTAAGTATGATCCTGAACGTAGAAGAGCAGATGAACTGAGTCAGTCTTTGTACAAACAATCTGCTACTGACCCACTGCGTCCAATTATTGATAAGTCTTCCGAATATAGTTTTGAATATCTTAAAGATAATCAAAAGATTGACCCAAAACTTAGAGAGGCTATTTTAGAAATGCCTGGACAGCAGGCAGAGTTTGATAACTTTATTCTAGACCAGGCAACCCAGTTTGAAATTCCTGAATATAATAATGTTCCTGAAGTTTTAGTTGAAACTGCACAAGGTAGGGTAAAAGACCTCCCATATGCTTCTGAAAATACTAAATATGTTATCAGGCAATATGCGCCAGATCCAACAGAAAAAGCAAAAATTGGTGTTGAACTTTCCGTTGAATTAACTACAATTGGTGATTGTCCTACACCAGGGTTAACACCGCCAGTTCCTTCTTCAGGGTCTTCTACTGATGCAGAGACAGGAGTAACAACATCATTTTCTTATTCATGTAGAATCACTGGTCCATTTGGTCCTGGTTGTCAAAATTGGTCAGCAAAAGGTGAAATTACTTTTTGGAATGACCACTCTGCTGCAAGTCAAACATCAATTAATGCCGCAGAAGCTTTCGGTAATCCATTATTAGAGGTATAAAATGTCATCAGGTCTGGGATTATTCATGGGTGTTTGTTCAGGGCATGGACTGGGCAGTGGTTCAGTGCATCACCCAGGATTAGGTGGAAAGATGCTTAGTTGTCCTCACGCTGTTACTGACCCTCAAATTAATCCCAAACCAGTGGCACAAATGAATGCCGTCACTACTTGGCCACCATTGGCACAAAGACCCTTGACTCCACTCAAAAGAACTGTTATAGTTAACAAGCAAACACCGATGCTTGATCAAGACATCCTTATTCCACATCCAACACCAACTCAGCATGGAACCCTTTCTGTAGGAACTAACTGTTTTACAGCACACATGACTCCTGCTTGGTGGTGTACTGTTGGTGCTAAAGGTGGACGTGAAACTGCAGAAGGTCATTCTAGAAAAATTATGGCAACTGCTACTACAGTATTCATTGAAGGTAAGCGAGTATCTAAGTTTGGTGATTTGATGGGAGATGGATCCCCACAGTTTCCATGTACATCCACAGTTACTGGATGTAGTCCAAATGTATTTGTTGAAATGTCTAAAGGAGGTTAATTATGGCAGCACGCTCTAAAACAATTAGCGGCGGCAATTTTGTTGAATCAAAACCCAAAAAAACGCGCCAAGGGTCTGGTCAGCATACTAAATATGCATCGAGCAGTCGTAACAAAGCTCGTAAAAGGTATCGAGGACAAGGAAAAGCATGAGTTCATTAATCACCATTTTGCCCGCTAGGAAGGTTTGGGTACGAAAAGAGTATCTCAGGGACTTACAAGACGGACATGGTGAATTTGTTGAGGGCGTTTGGGTTTCGGCTAAGTCGATTCCTGGACGCGCTTTTTATTTTGAGACATATTTGCCCGAATATGGCGCAATGTTCGACAAATTACCAATTAGTGCCTTTGTAAGTGAACCAAAAACACCAACACCAGACCTAGATTTGCCCAATTTGCAGTTTTGGAACTGCATGGATTACGGAATAGTCAATATTTGCAAACAATTTGTTGCTTCTATGGACTGGGAAGTCCGAACACGGCATTTTGGGAACCTCAGAGGGCATTATGAATGCACTTTAGACAATTATCATGCCGATCCAGACACAATTGACTACTCCACAAGTGAAATTCCAGAGGAACATAAGTCATTTAACCTCATTGAATTGGAAAATGGGCAGTTTGCACTCTATCCAAATAACCGTTGTCGCATTTATGACAATAGTTTGACCCCCGAAAACCCTAAAATTCCAGATTTTAAGGTATCTACGGAGTATTATCAAGTTGAGAACGGTGTTGATTGGGGTAGATTGGGCAAAACTGACGAATACTTCTACGAAACAGAGTCAGAAAAGGCAGATAAATAAAATAAAGTCTAAAATAAATGGCACTTAAGACCATATCTGGAAAAGAAGTAAAAAGGTCTAGGTCTTTTAAAGACCTGGACATGAATTTTACTAGAAATTTGTTTACAGATGATGTGTCATCGGTTAAAAATGACAACTCCATTAAGCAAGCAGTCAAAAATTTGATTCTTACTGCTCCTGGAGAAAAACCATTTCAACCTTTGAAGGGTTCTTCTGTATATCAGTTGCTTTTTGAACCCTTAGACCCCTTTACAATGGACGCAATTAAGAGTGAAATCATAAATACCATTAACTCCTTTGAACCTAGAGTGACACTCAAGAAGGTGATTGTCACACCAATTTATGAAAACAATAAGATTAATGTAAGCGTTGAGTATCAGATTATCGGACTTCCGATTATCGAGTCGATTAACTTTGTATTACAGAGACCCGAATAATGCAACCAAATAATTTAACAGCATTAGATTTTGAAGATATTAAATCTTCAATCAAATCTTATCTAAGAACTCGTGATGAGTTTACGGATTATGACTTCGACGGCTCTGCATTATCATATCTGATTGATATGTTAGCGTATAACACATATTATACGTCATTTAATGCTAACATGGCAATCAATGAAGTATTTTTACCTTCTGCTACTGTTAGAGATAATATTGTAAAGATTGCAAAGTTACTTAATTATGTTCCATCATCAATCAAAGCATCTAGAGCGTGCTTGAAGTTTGATTTACAAACTGAGTTAAATAACGGATTTTACCCATCATCAGTCACCCTGAAGAAAGGTGCTGTTGCTACAGGTGGTAATTACATATGGAATATCATCAACGATATTACTGTTGAGGTAAATCCTGCTAATGGACTTGCAACATTTGACAATGTTGAAGTCTATGAGGGCACCATGGTTGACTTCAGTTATGTTGTTAATACCTTTGCCAAACAAAGATATATTATTCCTGCTGAAAATGCTGACATGGACACTCTTACTGTAAGAGTAAGAGCAAACGAAACAGCAACTGCATCAGATTTATATTCCAGAGTAGATAACATTACTTCTATTGGTTCTGAAACTAGATCTTATTTCTTATCAGAAACTGATGATATGCGTTATGAAG